TAACCCTGCTTTGTGTCCCATAAGGATAAATTAATAATACATCATCAAATATTTCGTTTTGATATGAAACAACCGTTGCGTAAGTGCCATCGGTCTTAGTTATGTAGCCTTTTATAATCATAGTTTTTAGGGTTGTTTAATTGATAATTTTTAAATAATTTAAATAATAAAACTTTTTAAAAAAATGGCAATAGATTTTAAGTTAAATCAAGATAAAGGTTATTGGGACATCGATATAGAAAATGGCGATTTTGCTAAAACTGATAGTTTGGATACCGCCGTTTATATGTCTGTTTTTTGCGATAAAAGAGCAAATGCAGTAAGCGAGCCAACACTTAGAAGAGGGCATTTTACCAATCAATTTAGCCGTGTAAGTGGTTATGAAGTTGGTTCATTGCTTTGGCTACATACAAACCAAGCCAGAAATATTAACACTTCATTAATTGAGAGTGCGGTTAAAGATGGTTTAAGATGGTTGATTGATGATGAGATTATATCTAAAATAAATGTAAAGGCGACTAAATCGAATACTCAAGTAAACATTGAAGTCGATTTAATTAATAAATTTCAATCTAACAGCAAATATTATAATCTTTTTGTAAATCTATGATTGAATTTTCTTCAATATCACAAATTCAACAAAGAATAACCAACGCCTTAATCCTTTCGGTTAATGCTGGACAAATTGACAGTTCTAAACATCTTGACCCTAACATTAGAAATAGTTTAGCTGGTGGCATTGTTAGCTCAATGTCAGCGGGCTTTGATGAAAATAATGATTATATAAAAGAATTATTAAAACAATTATTTCCACAAACAGCAACTGGAACTTATTTAGAATTGTGGGCAACTTGGTTTGGCATTAATAGAAAATCAGCAGTTAAAGCCGAGGGTTATGCAGTATTTACAGGAGTTGCAACAACATCAGTCTCAACAGGAACGGCAATACAAAAAGCCGACGGCACGCAATACGAAACTCAAGCACTTGGCACAATTGCCAATCAAACAATCGGGCTTTCTAGCTTAACAAGAAGCGGAAGCACTGCAACCGCAACTACTGCATCAAACCATAATTTAGCAACTGGTGTTTCTGTTGTAATCTCAGGTGCAAGTCAATCAGAATATAATATTACTGCAACAATTACAGTTATTTCAAATACTCAATTTACTTATGCAGTTTCAGGAAGTCCAGCAACGCCAGCAACAGGCACAATAATAGCAACCTCAACAAGTGCCTATGTTCCAATTAAAGCTCTAGATTATGGCGTTGCTGGCAACTCCTTAGGTGGTTCACAACTTACATTAGTTAGCCCTATTGTTGATGTCGATGATAATTGTTATTTAAGTTATGATGGCTTATTTGGTGGACTTGATATTGAAAGCGATGATGCTCTAAGAGTTCGTTTAAGAGACCGCACTTCTAATTTTACTGCACCATTTACCGCATCAGGATTACCTGTATTTATCAGAGAAAAAATCGCTGGTGTTGGTAGAATTTGGGTTCAAACTGCAACACCATCAGCGGGCTATGTAACCATTTATTTTACAAGAGATAATGATTTAAATATTATACCGACAGCATCACAAGTTAATGCGGTTAAAAATGCAATTATAAATGAAGATGATGGAATTAAGCCAGCTAATACGCCTGATGCTTATGTTGTTGTTGCTTCACCAACTCCAGTAAGTGTTAATATAACATTTGCGACACTTAGCCCAAACACAACAGCAATGAAAACCGCAATCACTCAAACTCTAACTGATTACTTTAAAAGCGTTGCCGTAAGTGTTGGCGGAGATATTACTTTAAATGAATTAAATTCAATAATTTACAGCGTGGTAGATGAAGATGGTAATTCGCCAACTTATACTTTATCATTGCCATCGGCGACAACAACCGTTTCTGATAGTGAATTAGCAATCTTGGGGGCGATTACATATCCATGATTTTACAACCTAGAACACAAATAGAACAAGCCGACATCTTAGCTCAATATTTAAGAGATGATGTATTGCATGAAGGTAAAAATAAAGAAGGCTCAACACTTCGTAAAGTTCTTTTAGGACTAGCTACAGAATGGTTAAACTTTAGAGATAAAATAAACGAAGTTGCTAATGAATATAATCCACAAAAAACAACGGCATTAATTGAAGAGTGGGAAGGGTTTGTTGGCATTCCTGATTCATGTATTCCAGTAGCTTCAACAAAAACTCTTGCGTTTTGTTGCAATTTTAAATCATTTTGTATAACGCCTAATACTGTTTCTTTTACTGTTGTTGAGAAAGAAAATGATGATGAAAATCCTTCGAGCGTGCTATTGACGGCAATATCTGTGAAGCCTTCATATTTTTTTCCATCAACTTCTAAAATTAATTTAGACGTTTGTTAAGATTTTAATGTTGCCTTGAATTCTTGTTGTATCGCCAAAGTTGTTTAACAATCTAATCGTTTCTTTTAACTCTAGCGAGCCGTAAAGCTTATAAACTAAACAATTTAAGCTAATAGGATTAAACACTTCATAATCTGCGACATTTGGCAAACTAATCGCTAATTGTGAAAATATCTTTGTTGCTTCAATCTTCATTTGAATTAATAAATCTCGCAAATTTCTATCAACATCTGGCAATTGATTAAATCCATTTTCTAAATCGTTTATTACCTGATTTAATTCTTGCAAATTATTATATTCAATATTCGCCGAAGCGTTGTAAGCGGTTGCTAATACCGCCACATTGACAAAATTATTTAATTGGTCTTGATTTGCTTTTATATCTTTTTGCAATTGTGATTTGCCATTTGCTTGTTGGTCGCTTTCATTAAATCCAAATAGTTTTTTAGTTGTTTCAAAAACATCTTTTGAATTATTATAAGCAACGGCAAGATTATCAAATGAAGTGCGTAAGTTTGAAGCTAGGATTGACGGCGATTGAACTAATCTATTTGCACTTAAAACTATTTGATTTAAAGAGGTTGTTAAATCTGCAAAGCTATTTCCTAAGCCTTGGATTTGTTTTGCAACATTGTTTATCTTATTTGCCGTTCTTTTTAAAGTTTTAACTCCTGAATCAAATTTTTTCTTTGCATTTTTTACGCTCTTCCAGCCATCATTAAAAGCTTTTTCATTATCACCTAATATTTTTGATTTTAAGTTGTCAAGAAATCCCTTGTTCCCTTCAATCGCAGTAGGTAATATATTGAGTGATGCAATTTGAAATTCTATTGTAAACTTTGTTATTCCAAGTTCTTTTACACTTGATGAAAAACTATAACCAGTACAAACAACTTGTAATTCATCAAATTCTGGGTGTGTTAGTGTTCCTACGCCACTTTCTTCTAAAGCTGATATTAAGTCATCCCTTTCTGCATAATCAACATTGTCATCGGTATAAGCGGTGATTGTAAATTTCTTTTCTAAACCGCCATTATCCTCAACATATCTTTCTTTTTTATTTGGATATTCATGAGTAATTGTTTTTCTTCCACCGCTTCCACTTTGGTCTTGATAGTAAAAATAAGCATCTCTAAATTGTCCATCTGGTAATCTTGAAGTGTCGAATATAGTCATTAAGTCCCCGCAAATACTGAATTGATACCAACGGGCAAGAAACTATTAGGTCTTGGCGTAAAATTAGAATTAGAACCCTTAGGCAATCCTTTTATATTTACATTTAATTCACCGCCAGCGGTTAAGCTTTGTGATTTATTAATTTGCGATGGTTGGTTAATTTCTGGTGCAACAAAATTTGCCATTTTTTCAAGTCCCAAGAAGTTTAAAACAACCGCTGAATCAGTTCTAAATTTATTGATTAAATCCATTACCATCTTTATTTTATCTGCAACATAATCAAAAGCACCAGCAAATTTATCTTTTAGAAAATCATAAATTATTATTAATTCATCTTTTAGGTTAAATAACACAATTGCTAATCTTGCAAACAATGACAAAGCAAAACCCAATGGGGTAAATAAAAAAGCAAATGCTCCAGCAAGTAAACCAAACCCACTTATAACTAATCCCGCTATTCCTATTAATGAACCTAAAACTAAAGCTACAGGAGCTAAAACTGATATAATTATAACTGCATAAGTTATAAATTTTTTAGTTTCTGGTGAAAGTGATTTAAATTTAGCAGTTAATTTTCCTGCGAAATCAGATATTTGAGTTATTAATTGTTGTAAGTTAATAGCCTTAACCATTTCCGCACCCAATTCACCAAAAGCAATATTAACATTATCTTTTAATGTTGAATAAAGTCCGCCTAAAGATTTTGATAATTTTTGAGTTGCCTGAAAATACATGCCATTTTTTTCTGTGGCTTGAGTCAATGCTTTATTAACAATATCAAAAGAGATTTTACCATCACTTGCTAACTCTCGCAATTGGTCAATACTTTTTCCAGTTGCTTTTTGTAATAATGCCCAAATAGGGATACCATTACTAACAAATTGCATTGCATCTTGCCCCTGTAATTTCGTCATGCCCGCAACTTGCCCGTAAACAACTGCTAATGATTTAATATCTGCTCCTGAACCCGCTGAAACATCACCAAGCATTTTAGTTGTTGCAACAACATCTTTTAACGCTATATTTGAACCTAACAATGTTCTAGTTGCTTGCACTATGTCGGGTAATTCAAATGGTGTTTGTGCTGAAAAGGTAGCTAATTCCTGAAATAATTGTTTACCCTTTTCCGCTGATCCTGTTAAAATTTCTAGTTGTATTCCAAGGGTTTCAAAATTTGATGCTGAAGATATTGCCTTTGCTCCAATTAAACCCATAGCAACTGAAGCAGGAGCTAATGTTGAACCTATGTTTTTAACTGATTGAGAAGTTTGTTTTAAAGTATCGCCAACTCTATTAAAAGAATTTGACATTGATTGAGCTGTGTTAGCAACCTTATTGTTTACTTGCTCAAGGTTGGATTGTATCTTCTTTAATTGAGGGCTTATATTATCAACTAAATCGTATATGTAAGATATTTTAAACATTTTTTTCTAGTTGTTTGTTAATTTTCTCCGCCTCTTTTTGTAATCTTAAAAGCTTTGGTATTGGTTGCGACTCTAGCCAATCCATACTTGCCGATCCTTTATAAAAATATGCAAGGTTGCAAATAATAGTTTCTAGTTTAGAGTCTTCATCCAAGAAACAATAAAAAAAACC